TCCGTCACCTGGGAAACCGTCATCAACGACGATCTCGACGCACTGTCGCGAATCCCAGCCATGCACGGAAACGCAGCTCGCCGAACCCAAGAAAAGGTCGTTTACGACGCACTCCTCGCCAACCCAACGATGGCGGACGGCTTTGCGTTGTTCTCTGCATCGCACACCAGCGGAACCAACATCACTGGCGCGTCTGTTGCAGCTCCTGGCGTAACGACTCTCAACGAGGCGTTCAAGTTCATGGGCCTTCAAAAGGGTCTGTCGAGCGACGTTTACCTCAACCTGCAACCTCGCACGTTGCTCGTTCCGCTTGCTTACTCTGGCACCGCGTTGGAACTGGTCAACAGCCAGTCCTACGCACAGAGCAACGGCAACGAAGGCGTGGTCAACATCTACGGCGTGAACGGCGTTCGTCCGTTGCAAGTCGTCTCGACGCCACTGCTCGACGCGAACAGTGCAACCAACTGGTACGCGATCGCCGACAACTCGCAGATCGACACCGTGGAAATCACCTTCCTCAACGGTGAAGAGTCCCCAGTCCTCGAAAGCGAATGGAACAAGGACAACGACACCTACCACTACTACGTGCGTCAAACGATGGCTGCTGCCGTCATCGATCACCGCGGTATCTTCGGAAACCGCACCTAGTCTTAGCTGACAATCTTCGCCCCTGGGCTTATCGGCTCAGGGGCATGTTGACAACCAAAACCACATCAATAAATGGGAATAAAGAAAAATGGGATTCGTGAACCACGCGAAATTCGAAGATGACTTCTTCGGCGGAAGAACGTTTACCGCAACGGTCGGTGAAGGCAACTGGAAGGTTACCGACACCTCGTCGAGCGGCACTCCAACGTATGCATCGGTCAGCCCATCGGCGACCGGAGAGATTGCACTGACTTTTGACAGTGCTAACGAAGTGCAAAACGTTTGCCTGGATTTCGGTGACAAGCTTTGCTTCGACATCGACAATATCCAGCGAGCGATTTTCATCGTCAAAACAGTGGCATCGCTCAACGCAGCGACGACATTGGCGTTTGGACTGCAATCCGCACGCAACGACGACACCGACGCGACTGCCAACAATGCTCAATTCAAGCTTGCTGGATCAAACGCGATCGTTTGCGAGTCCGACGACGGAACCAGCGATCTCGACGACAAGGCAACTGGCCTATCGCTCGTCGCCACGTACCGCGAGTTCGTCATCGACTTCACTGGCGGCAAGTCCGACGTCAAGTTCTACGTCGACGGCAACCGGGTCGCATCGACCACGACCTTCACGATGGCCGCTGCAACCAGTTCGCTGCAACCGTTCGTTCAGATGAGCAAGACTGCATCGACGAACGTCAACAGCGTCACCATCGACTACGTGTCGGTGGAGTGCAAGCGGTAAGCGATGACCTTGCACGATGTCATACAGAGCGACTCGATTAACCTGTTCGCGAATCCGAACGATTTTGCCGAGCCGGTCAGCTACATCAAGCGGACTGGCAAATCGAGATCAATCAACGCGATCGTGGTCCGAGACGCTCTAGCAATCCTGCCCGAGGACGGAGACACAATCACTCCCGTCTTCGAGGTCAGCGTTGCAAATGACATCACGCAGGGGATTTCTAGCGAAGAACTCGACCTCGGCGGCGACGCAATCGCGTTTGCCGTCCGGGTCGGACGCAAACCAGAACGCCGCACCATTACCAAGCTTCTGTCGCATGACGAGGGGATGCTGGTCCTAGAATGCCGCTAGCAGTCAACGAACAGATCGCTGTCGTTTTGCTTGGACGCTTGCAGGCGATGATCGGAGATTCCACGAATTATCCGATCGACGTCTGCGAGGTGCTGCGACCAACACGCTCGACCGATTTTACACCTCGCGATCGCCAAATCGTTCTCGTTCAGGGATCAGCTGAGATCGTCGAGGAACTGATGCGACCAGGCAATCCGCCAGCTGTCGCCTATCGCCAAACGTACCAGATCCGATGCCACCTAATGCCGAGCGAACGCGATGCAGCCACAATCGACGAACAGCTCAATCTCTTTCATGCTGACGTTGTGCGTGCTGTCTGTAGCGTCGCTTCTACTTGGCACACTCTCGGCGGACTTGCCGTCGATGCTCAGTTTCGATCACCGGAATACGTCTCCGCAGATGGCGGGCTCGACGGAGTCAATGTACCTCTGCTTGTCACCTACAGGACGGATGAGGGAGATCCAACGGTGGTGAGAACATGAGCGAGGCATTCAACTTCAAGGTCGACGTCAACCAGGAATCCCTCCGCAAGATCGCTGAGAATCTTGGTCAGTTCAAGCATCACTTGTCACGCCATCTCGCAACTGCTGTCAACCGCACTGCAAAGACCGTTGGCGTCGAGGCCGCACAACAGCTCGGCAAGGTCGTCAACTTCAAACTCCACAGCACCAACAAGCACACATCGAAGACCTACACCAAGGCGAAGGTGCTCAAGAAGGCGGTCATCAAAAAGAACAATGCATCGCCTGCCAGTCCACAAGTCACGATCAAGCTCTGGAAGGGGCATCCCTTTCCAGCTCGATGGCACGAAGCGATGGAGTACGGAAAGACTCGCAAGGGGAAGCGAGTCCGATCTGGAGTCCGCTACAAGACGAACATGGGCGGCGGCTGGACCAGCGTCCTTGATGGATTCACCGTCCGACAGTGGGGCGGACACGTCTACAAACGTGAAGAGGGCGGACGCAAGCTTCGAAAGATATTTGGCAAGAGTCCAGGCGACTACTTCACCCAAACCAGCATTGCCAGCGATGCCGCTCGAATTGCCGCTGAGCGACTACCCATCGAAATCAAACGCAGGCTCCGCGAGGTCACACTGGCGGCCGAGGGCAAAATCAAACTACGCACGTCACCTGAACTAGGAACCAATTAAATGACGCTACTCAAACGCAAACGAGTCCTTGCCGCAAAGATCGAATCTACTCCAGGAACTGCCGAAGCTTTGACTACGGCCGAGGCAGCATTCAACGCTTACGACGTCATGATCCAGACCGAAACGGAAATGGAACAGCGTGAGGGCCAGGGATCTTTCGGCATGCGTCCCAGCGTTGCTGGCGGCTACAAAGGAAAGGTAACTTTCAAGCATGATGCACATTGGGACGGAACAGCCACCGAGCCAGCTTGGGCCGATACGTTCCTGCCTGCGTGCGGCTGGGTTAAATCAGGCCAGGTCTACACACCTCGCACCGAGGCACCAGGCACCAACGTCAAAACACTGACCATCGGCGTCTACATCGACGGCATGCGAAAGCTGCTTCGAGGTTGCATGGGCACCTTCAAATGGAACTGCCCAACCGGAAAAACAGCGTTCCTCGAGTTCGAGTTTACCGGCGTATGGGAAACACCTACCGACACCGCGATCATCGCTCCAACGTATCCGACGGTTGCACCTCTCCGCTTTGCATCGTCGACGACCACATGGAACAGCGTTGACTTGCACCTAGAAAGCCTAGTTCTCGACAGCGGAAACACGATCCTACTTCGCGAGTCTGCTGGCACCGCTGCTGGATTCCTCGCCGCGATCGTCACCAATCGGATGTGCACCATCACTGGCAATCCAGAATCAAAACTTGTCGCGACTCAGGATCGCTACGGAAAGCTGCTCGATTACAGCGAGCACGCACTCACTTTCGATCTCGATGGGCCGACCAACAGCAAAATCACCATCGCAGCTCCGAAAGCTCAGATCACCTCCATCTCGGAGGCTGACCGCGAGCGACTCGTGATCGATGACATCACTTGGCAATGCAATGCCAACGGTTCAACGGCGGACCAAGAGGTGTCGATCACCTTCACCGCTGCTACCTAGTTTTCTTGAGGAGGGACTATGCCGATTTTCTTGGAACCTGATCAGTCGTTTGAAATCGTACTCGATAGCGATGCTGATAAACCCGTGGCCTCGCGTCCGGTGTTTGTGGCTCGCTCGCAATCGATGCGAGGTCAACGAAAGATTATGGAAGCGATCGACATGTTGCACGCCGACGGCGTCACTGTCGCTCAGGTCTTCGATGCAGCGGTCGAGCAGTTGAAGCGAGTCCTAACCGACTGGCGAAACATGGGCCGCGAGTACAACGCCGACGCGATCGAGGATGTGCTCAGCTACAACGAATCGATCGAACTGTTGCGCAAGGTTGCCTACAACCAGCGAATGAGTGGCGACGAAAAAAAATGATGCGAGTCGCTGCTTTGATCCGTCAGGGGAAACTCTGCCGGCATTGCAGCGACAAGGAGTGCGTTGACATGGGAACCGAACAAGAACCAATTGAGATCGAGTGCCCGCATTGCAACGGGTCCGGGTGCTCCCAATGTGCTCAGGGTTCGGTACGCATTCAGGGTTGCCCGAATCGATTCTGCCGTCCTATTGTCGACGTCATTGGACTGTGCGATCTCTACCAAAAGGGATTGCCACCCGTCTCTGGCGGAGCACTCGACCAGGCCGTCTGGTTTGTCGATGCACAACGTTTCTTGGAACTCGATGAACTCATGATCAAGGCGGAGGCTCACCGTGGCTAGCGAATCCGTTCAGATCCTGATCGAGGCCGAGGACAAAGCGTCTGCAAAGGTCGCTGCTGCTGCTCAGGCAATCGATCAGAATATCAAGTCGGTGAAGGACACCGGAGCCAAGGCGAAAGCCTCCACTGAGTTTATTGGCGTCCTCGCTGGTCAATTGGGCGGAACGGAGCTGGCGTCGTATGCAGGTCAGTTGGCGGGAGTCACCGAAAAGGTAGGACAATTTGCCGAGATGCAAAAGGCTGGAGGTGCCGGTGCATTAGCGTTCAAGGCTGGTCTGGTGGGACTCGTTGCTACTCTCGCGTTCAACGTCGGCCAGTCGATCGGCAACGCAATCTTCAAGACCGACAAATGGAACAGGCTGCTAGAGGAATCGCGGGCTCGCATCCAGGAATTGAGAGACGCCGCAAACACTGTTCGAGGCATGCGATTCGCCGAAGATCTCGAAGACGTCCAACTCATCAAGAATCCTGACGAGCAAGCCGCAGAAGCTCGCAAGCTTTACGACTCGATCGACAAGAATCTTCAAACGATCGAGGCTCGTTACGGCAGAGGCGTAACTGCACTCGACAAGATGAGGAATGCCACCGATGCCCTCGGTCGAGTTACTGGCGAGCGTGGCAGGAACCTCGCAGCAAAGCAGGACGAACTTGCCGCAGATGTGCAACTCATCGACCAGATGCGTGCACAGAAAAACGAAATCGGAAAAATCTACGGCATTCGTGCTCTTGAGGTCAAAGCCATCAAGGACAAGCAACAGGCCGAGGACGAAGCCGAAGCGAAACGAAAGCAGATCTCTGCCAACTCTCTCTCTCAGATGCAGGCACTTCGTCAACAGTACAACGAACTGACGATGAGTGCAGAAGATGCAAAGATGGCTCAGATGCTTGCCGAGGGCAAATCTGAGCAAGACGCAAAAATCATTACCAACCTGCAAAAGATGGTGGACCTCGAAAAGGAAAAAGCAGACGCCAAAAAAAAGGCCGATGAGGAAGAAAAAGCACGCATCCAAAAGATTGACGACCTACGCAAGAGCGAACTGGAACGACTACAGGAACAAAAGATCGCCATCGAACAAGGCGAACGAGCCGCCCACGCATTCCGACTTCAGCAGCAGGGACTCGACCAGGGAACCGCCGAAGCGATCGCCGCAGCTCAGGCCGCAATGGACGCATCGAAAGAAAAGAAGGACGCGAAGGCAATCGAGCAGACCAGCAACGCGGCTTTTGAATCGCGATTGCTTAGTCGCGGTCCACGCGAGGACGATCAAAAGAAGATCGTCGAGAATACCAAGCTGACCGTTGAACAACTTGGAAAGGTTGAGGAAGCGATCAAGAAACTAGAACCATTGAAAACGCCAAATCTCGACAGAGTGAAATTTGAGGTGATCAAGTAATGCCAGCCCTTGAAGTCACCGAAATGTGGTCAAAGCCCGCTCATGACGTGCGACTGGAAGACAACTTCCGAAAGCTCACGGTCAAGCTTCAGCGTGCCTACCAGATCACCAGCACGCCCAACGCTGTCGAATGGGACATTTACCAAGCGACCGGAATACCCGCTGCCGGCTCCTCCTTCAGCGAAGATTTTCCATTTGTCTACGCTGATGGTGCATCCCTAGAGCGAATTTCTCCCGTCCTATGGATGATGACGATCGACTACAACGGCGAGATTGCACCTGGCATCGATCCAGAAGAGCCCAACAATCCAATCATGGCTCCACCTCGCATCGACTGGGACGACGTCGAAAGCGAGGAAGAGATCGACGAGGACTTCGACGGCAAGCCAATTCAGACCGTCAACCGTGAACCGATCGAGGGCGTCAAGGCACTCATCCCAGATCAGACGGTCAGTATCAAGCGGAACATGATCAGCTTCTCGCCGTATGTCCAGGCACGTTACCGCCGAGCGGTCAACTCAGACAACTTTTTAGGCTGGCCTCCTGGAACCGCAAAATTGATGAAATTCAGTGCGTCCAATGTCTTTGGCGAAATTGGCGGCTACTGGGAAATCACTGCACAGATTCGATTCCGTTACCCGTACCGGACAACCGCAGAGAAGGCTTGGTACGCTCGCGTCCGTCATGAAGGCTTCTACGAAAAGATTGATTTGTCCGGGCCAGGTGCCGGAACTCGCATCGTTCGAGCTGTCGACGGCAACAAGGAACCGATGACTCGCAAAGTACTTCTAGCCTCGGATGGTTATCGACTTCCCGTACCCGCTGAAGGCGAAGAACAGATTGCAAACTGGCTTGAGTTCAAGCTCTACGATTCACTCCCTTTCAACGCATTAGGACTCCTTTAATATGGCAACAATCCCAAACGTCACAATTCTCCTTCCCGATTCCTCGATCAACGATGTCGACATCGCCGCCAATGCCAACATCGATCCAACAAAAATGGCTCAGCGAGTTCTCGCCGAGTACGTTGTTCCAGTCTCTGCGTTCCGAGTCTGGGACGCGGTCGCATCCAATCCGGTCTCCGCAGCGGCCAGCGACGATCTCGGCTTGGTCACTGGCACCTGGGGCACCAACCCTGTCCGGATCACCGCTGGCGATCTGAAGGCCGTTGGAGCGACCACGCGACGTATTTACTTCTCGATCCCTGTGCCTCCCAACTTCGAAAACGGGCAGACGATCCAAATCCGAGCCAATGCAAAGATGGAGACAACCGTTGCCGATACCACATGCACCATCGATTTCGAGGCGTATGCTGGCTCGTCCGGATCGCCTGGTTCCGATCTGGTTACAACGTCGGCGACCAGCATGAACTCACTGACGGCAGCGAACTACGACTTCACCGTCACTGGCTCCAGTCTGGCTGGCAAGCTACTTGAATGCCGCATGTCCATCGCCTGCAACGACGCAGCGACTGGAA